AATCCTTGCGGACCTCCGCCCATACCAGGAATTTGTGGCGCTTGTGCCAATGCTTTACTTTCAGGCGTTGCGCCTCCAGCCTGAGGTAAAGCTTGTAGCATCTGTAAAATTTCAGATTGCTGCAATTCTTTTACGCTATTTTTTCTTTCGCCAACAACTGTGGTAAGCGCTTTCAATGCAGAAAGAATCTTTTGTCCTTCTGTTGAATCGCTACCAATTGCTGCTATGGATTGTTCGATTAAGTCCATTGCCATGCCAATATTAATTAATGCGGCTTCGCGGCTTCCCATTTTAGGTTCTGGAGTGGACATTGGTGATGCCATTGGAGGAGTTTCATCCGCTGACATAGATGTATCTATAGGCTCTGCTTCGTTTTTAGCAGGCATAGGAGTAGTTGATGCTGGGTTTTCCATCATCTTAAGTAGTTCTGCTGAGGGTTCTGCCATTTTTTTTCCTAAATTTATATCGCTAGATATAAACAATTTTTTTAGGATTGTCAATACCTATGCAATTTATTTGCACATTTTACGGCTCTTACGACCTTTTCTTGCCATTTTTAGTCCTTTATTTAAGAAGGCGACCACTTTTTTAGAGAGCAGCCATACTCTTTTTTTAAAACCCACGCTTGTTAGACCTTGTTGAACTACGGTCAGTCATGCGAGTTCCATAGCTTTTCATACCTTGTACTCGGTATTGTAAACTTGCAGGTTGATCTTGTCTATTTAATTCTGCAGTCGAATAACGAGGTTGATCTGCAGCTGGTGTTGTCATGTCTTGTTGAGCCATTATAGTTCCTCCATATCAGTTGCCGGTGGCGCTGGACTAGGTACAGGCGCTTGAGGTGCCATAGCCATCATCTCAGCTTGTTTCATTTCATTTGCCTTTAACTTCTCTTTGAGCAATTGTTTCATTGGAGGTTCAAGTAAATCAATGAGACCCTCACGATCAATAGCTTGCGCCTTAAATAGATTAAATGCAAGCTGTCTTAAATCTTCTGTAAAGATTGGTGAGTTACTATGTGCATCTACTTTCACCACAAAATCTTCTGTAAATTGTGAAGCAATAAATGGGGTGCCGTCAGCATCTTTAAAGTGAGTATCATCATACACACGCATCATTTTTAAATAAAGGGTTGCGACTTTTTCTAGTGCATCTTCTACAATGATGGCACGTTTCTTAGCACGGCTAGAACCTAATCTTGCTAATTGTGAAGCATGACCTGCTGATCGAACACCTTGTTCACCACGACCAGATAGAACTGATGATATACCAGAAGCTTCTGCAAACATAGCATCGACTTCATGTATCACTTCAAATAATTGTTGTGGCATGGTAGGTGCTACGCGCTCTACTTTAGCATTAGGTAAGTCACTTGATAATAAACCACCTGCACGATTCAATGCAAAATTCTTTTCATCTAAGATACCAGTAAAGCCAATCAATGCTGTAGGTGGGTTTACTTGTTTAGATAAGAGATCAAGAATCTCAGACATACGTTTATTTCTTAATTGTTGTAAGAAAACTAAACGTTGTACTTCAGATTGACCCCAATAGTAATCGTATTGTGGGTTAGGACAAATTTGAACAAAAGGACATTCGCCTTTTAAGAATACTGTTTCACCTGGTCTGTCATAGATCACAACATCAGGATCAGCAATGGTGACCACTTGATAGTCTTGAGTTTCATCATTCCACACCCAAAGCTCATTCATCTCCACTGTATCTTCAGCCACGCGTGCTTTATAGCGAGTGTAACCAGATAAATCTAAATTGACGTTACCATACATGGTTGGATTTGATTGTGACATCACAATTCGATCCAATCCTTCTGGTACTTCTAAACCACTTTGATGGTAAGCAGAGCTTACTCGTTTTAGAATCTCATCGCGTTTAGGATGAGAATACAAACGATTCATCAATTCTGATTTAGTAATGTAGTATTTTTGAACTAATGCCTCTTGACGATCTGTGTAAGGTGTATCTTCACGCAATACGCCTACGTTACCAGGCTCAATCATGTAAGGATGGATGCCACTGCGATAGATGAGCTTCACAAAGGTGGTGTTATAGCATAACGCCCACGTCAAAGCGTTGCTAAACACTTGGTCACAATTGCTATTTAACCATTCATCATTAAGCGCTTTAGTGAGAATAGGCACTCGTCTAAATTCATCTGGAGGAACAGCAGCACCCAAATCGATAGAGAATCGTGTAGTCTCTGCAGAAAACAAGAAACTTGTAAGTTGATCGATGTGTGGATAGATTTTATTGAAAATTGCTGGTGCCTCTTCAGGACCAGACCCAAAAAGATAATAATTTCTTAACGCTGAGTAGTCACCTTTGCGTTCAGAAGCTGATACGCCACATTTATTGATGAGGTCGAGGTAAAACTCCTCGCGTTTGACATTATCTTCTGGAATACGCATTATTTATCCACTTTTAAGTTTTCATGGTCTTGCATATAGCTTGCAGCCTTAGGTCCGGTTAAGTTTCCTGCATCATGAGGGCTAAAGCCTACTGATTCATCTCTCACAGGCTTTACTGCACCCCCACGGAGTACATTTTGCAAGTTATACTGTCCAGCATTACCCCACATCACTGCATCTCCAGGTCTTTGCTCTCTTGGAGGTGGTGCATTGTTGCGAGTTAAGTAATTGCCTTGAGTGTCTCCCTCACGGGTGGACTTAATATCAGTCATTTTAAATTCACTAGCTAGGTTGTCAAGCGTTTTATCGTTCTTTTTAGTAGCATCCGATTTTAAACTAGGTGCTTGTAAGAACACCATCATGACATTTTCTGTGCATCCTTGTGGGCAAGTAGCCTCATAACCCTCAAAAAACCCATGCTCTGCGCACTTGTAATCATGTAATACTGCCATTTTTATCCCCTTTCAAGTTGTTTATCTAATGTAATAAATGAATAATCTGCTTTATTCTTAACCCCAATGTCCATTTTGATCTGTCCATTCTCAACTTTTAGACCATACTTTCTACCAAAACGTGGCTTAGGAACCTTCCTATAGTCCACAAATCGTGTCTTATCTATGTTCTGCATGACTGCAACCTCACCTTTGAGCCATGATTCATAGCCTTTAGACACACGTCTTTGAACAAACTCTGTCAAAGGAGTGGTGTCATAGATAAAAGTTGTCTGTAAAGTTTTATCTGATAAGCCACAAAGCTCCGCAAAGAGTTGAACAGAGATGCCACGGTTTAAATCATTTAAGAATTGTTTGATAATGCGATGTAATTCTTTCTTAGGTATGACTTCTACTCTCATCGATGTCCATACACTCCTATACGTTTTAAGTAATCAGACACATTACGACCTACTGCAATTTGCTCAGCTGTAAAATCATCTTGTACACGGGACACATTTCGTGTCACCTTCTGTGCAATCAATCGAGGTTGTACTTGTTCAGCAAATGCAGCTACCGCTAACGCTGCTGCAATCACTCGATCATCTTTATTGCGACCTGTGGCTTGTATAGAACCACCATCACGCACAATGGTTTTCATCTCTTCAATCAATTCCATTGAAAATATATCCATCATGCCACGCTCAAAATAATCTTTCATGTAGGAGAGCATACGTTCTTTAGTTGCACTTGTTGTAAGCCATCCAATTGAATTACTCATTCCACCCAAAGTATCATTACGGCGCCAGATATAGTTTTGCATAGAGCCATAGACATTCATTAAATCAGCACCTATCGCACCACCCATAGAAGCTGCTTGCCTCTTTAGATTTCGCAACTCATTAATGACAGCCTGTCCTGGACCATTGACCTCTAAGTTTAAAGTGGAGTTCTTGTAGGCGCCTGCAAGGTGAGCAATCACCCATGCAAATTGATAGGTATTTAATTCTGATGTGGCGAATTCAGCTACTTGTTCCAAGCCGTCAGCATAAGCTCTAAACACTTGTATGCAAAAACGATCAGCCCAATCAGAACTACCGTAAGCGGGATCAGCACCAATAACATAATAAGCCGTATCAACTGGTTCTTCCCAAACTTTGAGAACACCGAGCCTTTCGGTTGATTTAAGAACTTCCGTATCTTGGAAGTTAGCCCCCATAGAATAGCGATAACTTTCATAGGTAAGTTTTTTAGAAATTTTAGCAGCATCTGTACACCTCGCATTAGAAAAATAACTGGTTCCTGTCATGACAAAAGCATAATCTTCTGTAGGTGGGAACTCTTGGTACATGAGTGCATCATCCTTGATGCCTTCATAAAGTTTCCAACGCCACCACGCCATTTGTCTTGAGTTGATTTCTACGTCATAGAGTTTCTTAATATCTTTAGTCCACTCTTTTTCCTCAGTAGTCAGTTTGCCATCCCAGTAAACTTTGTATATTTCTGTACTAGGATCAATCGAATAAAATTGGTTACGCCACCAACCACAGAAAATAGCCCTCTGTGTTTTAGCTCGTTTGGCAGTGACATACATATCATGAAACATATTAAATCCTTGCGCTGTACTTTCAAACATATACAAACGCTCAGGATTGTTTTCAGCTAAAGACGCAATAAGAGACGCTAAGCCTTCCTCGTTACCCCATGAGGCAGTCTCTGTACCATGCAAATAAGTAATCGCTTTACCTTGACCAAGACGAGATTTATTACCGGCAATCTGATAGAACACACGAGAACGGTTTTGTAGGACTAATTGATTTCGATTATGAGCCACTAGTGGAATCTTGTACTCTTTAGGTAACCCATCCATATACATGGCAAGGGTTGACCTAAACATATCTCTATTCTCTTCAGTATCGGATACTAAAGTGCCTTGCCAACCTGCATGGGTAAATTGCCAATAAAGATCAAGTGCCAAAGACACCGTAGTAATACCCAGCTGTCTGCCTTTAAGGATCACAAAGAAATGAATGTCATTCTCTAATCCTTTTGCAATCTCTTCCATGACATAAGTCTGGGTACCCAACAAGGTATCCATGTTTCTTAATCCTTGCTCTTTGGTCTCAATCTTTAACTGAGAACAAAACGAGTAGAACTGCTTTAGATTAAATTTCACTTCGTGACCTTCTTATCAAAGTTGTCTATATCCCAATGAGCCACCTTAGCTCTTACATTTTTGTCTTTAGCCATGTTGACTAATTCCTTGTAGAAGATTTGACTATACTTCTCTTTCCACTCTTTAGCTAGTAGTCTCTTCTCATCATTGGAACTGCAATTCAATACCCTTAACATCTCCATCTTGAGAAGTATCCGGTAGCTCTTAAGCTCACTTGCCCATTTATGCTCTTGGTCAGAGTTGGATACCATGTTCTTTTTCTATGGCTCTTGCAAAAGCCAATATCGAAAGTCTAGTATCCCCTTGGTGGTTTTCCCATATCTTAATGATTTGTTCATCAGTCATAGGCTCTAGTTTACGATCAATGCTGTCAATCATATTTATTACCTCTTCATTCATTAGACAACCCTCCATACACGCACACCATCACCCTCTTTACGAGCAGAGAATACCATCCCTAACTTCTTCCCTACCCTCCAATTGTTATTACACACAATCTGTAACTTAGCACCAGGCACTAAAAAACTATCACCCACAACCATCTCTTTGTAAGGGTAAACATTCTTCACTCTCATTTGTGGGACTGGATAGTTTCTAGTGAGTTCTAACTTACTTAATTCCATTCTAAGCTCCTAATCAATATAGCTATTAATCATTATAGCCTAACACAATTAAGAAATACAAGATGTATTTAAGATAAAAACATGAATTTTTTTATGGGGGGTG